TACTTCCGTATCTCTAGTTAAGACCCAACTGGCAGAAGTAGATGTTCCAACATTCTCATAACGGTTTCTTCCGGTTGCATCCAAGTCATAAAAGATAGCACCCTTCTTGAATCCAGAATATCCAGTAGGTAGGGTGTTTCCTTCCGCCTCAAGGATATTATCTGTTGAAGTGTGCCCAGCCTGAGTAGGCGACTCTATCAATATTGAATCCCACCTTATCACTCTGTTTGTTCTGTAGGGAGCAAGGGCTGTTAAGAAGTTAGTTTCGATGGTATTTCTTTTCCCACTATCAATCGCCTCAACCCTAGTGAGTTCTTCTCTCGTTGCTTTTGGTAAGTTTTCCTTTAATTCAAATGTTGACATTTTTGCATTAAAAAAGCCTACTTCTTAAAACCTAACGCTTTTTTTATAGCTGTAGGCTTTAAGCTGTAGGCTTTAATAGCTTATTAGTATTTATTTAATTGTTAAGCGAACTTTACGAACATTTCACCAGCTTGATGCCTAGAAATGTCTTTCACTTTTGCTCCGTAAACGAACAGGTCTTTATAGCACTTCCAAAGTCTCCAGTTAAATCTTCTTCTGTTCTGGCTGACAATACTTTCTCGGCAAAAGTCATCCAGTTGGTGTGTCCAAACAGCATGTGGTATCCATCTGTGTTATTACCAGTAAGGCGGTTTGTTCTAAAGAGTCTGAATCCTTGTAATTCTCCCATGTAACCTTGCTTGACCAAAGTTTGCAAAGTCTCATCAACATGTAGGGCGATTCCAGTCCCTTGAGTCAAGGTTGTCTCAAATTCAGGAGGAACAAGCATCCATCTGCCTTCATCTGGAACTGCTGGATAACCATTTTTCTCTGCAAGGTTTAGTATCTGGCGGGCTTTGGCAACGTAGGAAAGGATATTTGCGGAAGTAATTGTTAAAACCGTAGCCGCTTCAACGGTAAAAGTTGAAGATGCGGCGATTGCTCCGCCTGTATAAGCCGAGTCAACATCGTCTTTGTCATCCTCAATAACCATCGAGGTTGTATTGGTGAATGTCTTAACTCTGTACCAAGTAGTATGACCATCTGCTTTGAACCCTTTACCCTCCATATCTTCAGTAAATGTGGTTCCATCTCCAGTTACAAGTCCGGTTGTTTCATCAACTGTGACGGTTCCTGTGGTATAGTCTGTCCCAATTCTGTGTCCTGCCCCAACATCACCATAAAGACCAAAGGCAAAAGTATCCATATTCTTTAATCTTTTCCCACCCATCTGTTCAACAATGTAAGGTTTTGGCTCCTTGATGTAGGATAGCCATTGGGCTAGGGTCTTGAACTTGGGGTAGAATGATTTGTACTGGTCTATAACCAACTGACCGTTATTCTCTGTAATATCATCTGCCGTGAGGGCTGTGTTGGCGTAGGTCTGTTCCTCAATCTGGTCGAAGTCTAAAATATTTAACTTGGAGCCTACCGCATTTATTTCTCCTTGGTAGTTTCTATTAACAATTTGATCGAGTAGGTTTCTGTCATAAACCCACTTCATCACTTTCGCTGAGAAGCCTTCTGCTAATTTTGTTCCGTATGCTGACATTTTGGTAAAAGTTGTAGATTTCTTTTACCGTCTCCTTGAGGAGGTTAGGAAGTTATCTAGTTATAACTGTACTAAACCGTTTATATTGTTGTCAAGTGGCAAACCTAAACTTCAACTTGAATCTTGCCCTCCATTAATAGTTTCTTGTATTTCTCATGATCTGTTTCCCTTAGTCTTTTCACTTCTTCGGCATCAGTAATAACATCTGTCTTGGGAGTTGGCCTTTCATTAGAACCGCCCAAACCTCTTTCAAACATCTGACCCTTGTTCTTTTTCTGATTATTCTGGTGGTCGTGCAAAAATGCCGACACCAGTATCTTAAAAGGAATGTTGTTATTCTCCTCAATCTTTGCAAATTCCTTAAAATCTTCTCCCTTTCCTTCTAAAGAAGGATTATCTATTAAGGTTTGAGGGTCGTCTGCAAACTCATCAACCGACTTTTCCCATTTCTCAATCTTTTCAGCCTGTTTTTGGCCTTCTGCCACCTTTTCTCTGAATCTCTTGCCGATTAGACTCTCTTTAGCAAGTTTCCTCTCGGTTTCACTCATCACTTCCCAATCTGGATACTCTTGGGTAAGCTCTTCTTCTGTTGGTTCCGGAGTCTCACTTGCTTCGGCTATGGCTTGGTTGACAACACGTCTTGCGGCATGCAACTTTTGGGCTTCACGGGCTGAAGCCGATAATTTTTCTGTCTTCTCTTTGACCTCTATTTTGAGTTTTTCCTTTAATTCTTTTGATGGTTCTGTCTCTTCCTCTTCAGTAGGTGGTTGTTCAGGTTCTTCTTCCGCTTCTGGGGGAGCTTCGGGTTCTTCAGGAGATTGTGGTTCTTCTTGTGTCTCAGGAACAACAGGCTCTTCTTCCTCTTCGTCTTTTGGAATCTCCTGTTTTCCTTCGAGTTCTTTTGAAGCCTCTTCAGCTTCCTTTATTTTTTCGTCTAATTCCTCTGGTGTTGGTTGATGATGTGGTGCCATTTTACCGTTCTATTACTAGAGTTTGGTTTGGTTATTTGTTCTCTTCCGCTTTTATTAAATCTTCTATTTCTTCACGGCTCTTGCCTTTGGTATCAATCTTCAAGCCTTCTGCTTTGGCTTTAAGTTCTTTGTTTGAAAGGTAAGTGGGAGGTTCAGGCATTAAATTGGATGGTTCGTCAACCACTTCAGGTTCTGGGGCTTTGGCTTTCAGAATATCTTTGTACTCTTCCAACTGGTGAGGTTTGAGGTATCCTCTCCTTGCTCTTAAAAACACTTTTTCTGGTTCGGTTAGGGAACCAATATTCTTTTTGATGATATTATCGAAGTATTGCTGTGAAACTTTGTCCATATTTATATGTTAGGGTATGGTTTTAACTTATGTCAAGCCTTTCTCTTCTTTTTGCTCTTTTTCTTTTTAGATTTAACTACCTTTGAGCCATGTTCAGCAGTCCAGCGTTTGGCTATTTCGGGATGCTTCGCCCACATATATTTTCTCTGTTTTACACTTCTAAATGGCATGTTATACCGTCTTCTTCCCCACCATTCCTGCTATCGCACTCTCCATTTGTTGTTTAGCCCTTACCGGAGAAGAAAGGTAAGCATCAAGAAGCATGTAGTTCCGTAGTCTTGCCTGAAGTTGTACCAATTTGGGGTTTTCAAACTTAAAGACAAACACCCTGACAAATATG